AGCCAGCAGCCGAACGGTCAGGTTGGCAGGATTGCTAGTGCTACGCAGGGAAGTGTGAGTACCAGCTTTGATCTTCTGAAAACGAATACTTTTGTCGGAGATTGGTGGGCTCAAACACAATGCGGCGCCATGTACTGGACGCTGACTGCCAAATACCGAATCGGCGGCCGAGTTTATCCGGGAAACAATTACCATCCGTGGGGATGATGATGGGCATCAAAATCACATCTAACAATGCGTTCAAAAAGCTGTCAGAGAAACTCAAGGCCGATAGCAATAAAAAACTAGAGGTCGGAATAATGATTCCGGACATTGCCACCATTGGGATGTATTTGGAATATGGGTGGACCCAATCAGTGACGAGTAAGCAAGGACACTATCTGTCAGCCCAGCTAGGACTTCCTCCGAACAGCAAATTCACGACCCTGTACATGCCTCCGCGTCCGTTTATGAGAGCCACATACGCTCAAAAACGAATGGATTGGCAGGAGAAATTTAGGTCCCGCTTCCTAAAAACGTTCGACATAACGCATTCGTTAGGCGTCATGGGGCAAATGGCTACCGATGACATCAAGCAAACGATTCGAGAAGCAGGTATTCCTGCTGGTTCATTTCCTAAACGATCAGAGCTAACGATGGCACTGATGCAGGCAAGAGGAGAAATGGACAAGGCCAAGAAAGCTAAAGGGAAAGGCACTCTGCCTAATAACGTGATGACCACGAAGCCTTTGACGCTGAGTGGCGTCCTGCAAAGCTCAATAACTTGGAAGGTTTCCTAATGTCTCTCAACCTACATGCAATTGTCCGTCAGGCAATAAACGCCAACTATGCTGACGAAACCTTCAAGCTGTATCGATCGGTCGGTCAAAAGAATGTAGGAGGGATTGTCCAAGCGTATTACGCACCAGCAGAGGAGATTCAAGGGAATTTTCAAAGCGAAGGCGATAGCGCGTTGGATCATGCCAACTTAGCCGGACAGAACACCATCATCCGGCGCCTGTATCTCTTCGCATCGAGCGACCAGAAGCAGCGACCTTGGGCAATCTATAGGCCATTAGCGAGGTCGGGAGATTATGTCGAAGACTCCAAGGGAGGCCAGTGGCTGATCACTGCGGTGATTGAAGATTTTTCCGATGCCGGTTGGGAGGCGGTCCGCTGCACACTCCAAACCACGCCTCAGAAGTTGAATATCGCGGAAGATGAAGATGAAAGCACAAAACCTGACCCCGAACATCCGGACAGCAATCCAGGAGTTTCTTGAGATATTTGCAGTTCCGGCTGTGGCGCCGGAAAACATCTTCTACGGGAACCAAAATAATCTAGCTTTGCCTCCTGAAGGAAACGATTACGTCATCTATTCCTACATCTCAAGCGTCCGCCATGGAACGAGTGCTGAGGATTGGGAGAAGGACCAAACCGATGACAATGTTTACCTCTCAACGACTACAGAGGTTTTGGTTCAGGTCGATTGCTACGCCTCGACATTAAACGGCTCGGACGGCATGAATGCGATGCTGAGGGCTCAGGCCTTGGAGACCGTATGCAGGTCTCAGGTCGGCGTGAAGTTCTTCGTTGATAGAGGAATCAGCCTGCTTCATGCGGATGATCCGAGAGACACAACCATTATCGGAGACTCCGATAACTATGTCCGGAGATCCACGCTGATGATTCACCTCAGCATGCAGAGCCAGATCAAGGTGTCGATGGGATTCTTTAGTGCGGTTGATGTGGACCTGAAAAACGTTGATGTGAGCTACCCGCCGAAGGAAAAGCAATGAACGCGCAACTTGCTTTCAAACTTGGGCGTGCATTCAAGCTTGGACTAATGTATGGGCTTGGGAGAACTTACGCAACAAACCCTGGTGATGCTCAGGATGCTGCAAAGTGGATAACGGTGAATGGCACTCATATACCAGTCGGTAAGAATGGCAAACTGGAAGGGAAAGTAGGAAAGAAGGTAGAAAGCCAGCAGTCCTATCCGAAATCGGGGAAAAATCTCATTGAGAGTCCGCCGTCAAAGGATATTCATAGTTACTTGCAAAAGGCCGGAGGTAATCCCGCTAAAGCTATCGTCCTCTATTACGACAATGAACTGCGAGGAGGTTCGGTTAGCACTGAGGTGGAGATATCTGGGAAGAAGCAAACAGTTTCTGTCGTTTTCGATGGCAAAGGGAGAAAGGAATTTAAGAAATTTTCCGGGCACCTACGAGAAATACTAGAGGTTCTTCCTTTTGTTCCAGAAGTAATAGAAAAAGGCTCCTACTTCGGGAGGAAAGAGGCTGTCAACCATACTCCGCAAGTGGCCTTTCATACAAAAATGAAAAACGTAAGGGTTAATGGCATTAAAAAAACAGTGGCTGTCGATATAGGAGAAACGTCAAGCACTGACTTCCATGCGTACAACGTCAACACCGAAGGAAACCGATGGTTTGATAAGAAAAAGGCTTCTTTTGAAATTGAAATGAGAAAAAGAAAAGCCAGAGACGCTGTGCTATTACCGCCACCTAAGGGCTCGGTGAAAGGTTTACACCGGTCAACAGAACAATCTCTAGCTATAGGTGAGATTTTAGAACGGCCCGAAGAGCCGGTCAAGATGTCAGTCCTAAGAATAAGAATTCTATGAAAAAAATAGCCCCGATCAGTTGGTAGCTGAGCGGGGTTTGAGTTAACTGATTGCAAGGGAATCAGTCAATATGAACATTTTACACGACCTAGCGGAGGCCCTAACCATGGTCACTGCCGTTCCTTTGTATGCAGCTCTTCCTGTTTACCTAATCGGTTACGGGTTCGCAGTTTGGGTGATTGCGAAAGCGATTAAGGCTGTAAAGGATATTTTCAAATAGATGAGTTTCTGGTGTGGCTCATAGCCGCTCCATAAAAATTATCGTCGGCGCCATCTGGCGCTTTTTTATTTTGAGGAAAAATATGTCAATCAATGCATCGCGACTCGTTTCTATCACTCCGAGAGTGATAAGCGCTGGGAGCGCCGATCTTGAAACAAACGGTCTGCTGCTGACCCAGAATGCTCTGATTCCTGCAGATTCTCCGGCACTGGAATTTGTGACCGCCGCCGCTGTCGGGAATTATTTTGGTGCCGAGTCCCCTGAGGCTGACTTTGCTAATCAGTACTTCTCCGGAGTGAACAATCAGCAAAAGGCAATTAACCGTCTTTTTGTGGCCCGAAGAATCAATGCGGATTCCGCCGCTTGGATTAAGTCAGCTCCGATCACTGCTCAACTTTCCGAACTGACAGCAATCAAGACAGGATCCTTGACAATTTCGGTCAATGGCACAGAAAAAGAAGTCGTGAACCTCGACTTCTCCACGGCTAAGTCTTTCAGTGACGTTGCCACTGAGCTGGCTTCTGCAGTAGGCGCGGTTTCCGGCGCCTTTAACTCTGTTCAAAATGCCATCATCCTGACCACCACAGAGACAGGCGATACCGCTTCAATCTCCTTCGCTACAAAAGCGACAACAGGAACGGATGTTTCCGCATTACTTGGATTGACTGAGGATTCCGGCGCCGTTCTCTCTCAAGGTTCCGATGCTCTGACACCTGCTCAGAACATGAATCTTGTGACTTCTGTTTCTCGCAACTGGGTCGGATTCACAACCTTGTATGCAACAGAGGTTGCTGAGGCTTCCGCTTTAGCGGCTTGGGCCGACATTGATGATGACTACGTGTACTTTGATTGGTCAACAGACACAAAGATGCTTGATCAATCTACCCAGTCCACAACGAAAGCCGCCCAATTAGCGGAGAACAACTACAACTGTTTGGCGATGGTTTACGGTACCGCTCAGGATGCCGCGGCCTTCCTTGCAGTTGGTGCCTCAATAGATTGGTCTGCAATTCAGGGTATTAAGACGTGGTTCGCAAAATCTGCTTCCGGAATTAAGGCTTCCGTTCTCAGCGACGAAGTGGCCGAAGCCTTGGATGATCTCAAGGTCAACTATGTCGGAGCATTTGCAACACGCAATGCAGAGTTTGACTTTATCAACCGTGGTTGCTTGCTCTCCGGAATCTATCAATGGATTGATGCCCTGTACGGCATGATTTGGTTCAAAGCACGAATTCAGCGGCAGATTATGGACGGGTTCGCGGCTATCAATCGCGCTCCCTACAACGCTATTGGCTTTGCTTATGTTGAGGCGTGGTTGCTTGATCCCATCAACGATGCCAAACGTAATGGCGTGATTGATACAGGGCTGGCATTGTCCAACTCCCAGATTCAGCAATTGTTGACAGAAACCAACAACTCAACGATCAAGCAGGATCTCTACTCAAAAGGTTATTGGTACCTCATTGAATCTCCGTCGGCAAATGTGAGAACCCAGCGAGGAAGCCCTCGTTTGGGACTTTGGTACACCTATGCTGGCAGCATCCAACGAATTGAGATGCCTTTGACAGCCGTAATGTAATCAAAATTTCACAACAGCAAAGACCCGTCGTGATGGCGGGTTTTTCATTTAGGAATGAATAAAAATGCCCGTACAAAACTTTGACATCACATCCGCCAATGCGTCAGCAGTGATGACGATTGAAGAGCTTTACCCGAACGGTCTGAAACTGGAAAGATTCTCCACAGATGCGGCTATTGTTGCCGATTCCCAGCAGGTTGCCGAGACCCGAATGGGTGTTGACGGTCGTATGGCCGCCGGAGTCACACCGAATATTTATCCAGTCACAATCACGCTTGAAGCAAACTCTCCGACAGCGGCCGCATTTACAACGCTGTTTGAGGCTATGAGCTCAAATAAACAGCTTTACGTTTGCAATCTGACAATCAAGATTCCATCAATTGGCAAGACCTACCAGTTCTCCAACGGTGTATTGCAGACAGCAAACCCCATGCCCGGACTTAATAAAGTCTTGGCTGCCACGACCTGGGTATTCCACTTCGAATCTATGGAGCGCATCTAAATGAGAGAGCCGGTTATCTTCAAAACAACAGACGGCGATAAGCAGCTGACGTTCAAAATTTACCCGTTCCCAGCAACGAAATCAGAAGACCTCTTAATCCGGATTCTCCTTTTGACAGGAAAAAACCTCGATTTAGACGCCTCTGTTTCGTATAAAGAAATTATTAGGGCGCTGGCATCCGTCCCTCACATGGAAGCGAAGGCCCTCCTAGATGAGCTTCTGACATGTGTGTACAAGATTGATGGCAACAATGAGCGTCAATTTTCGTATGACGATGCCGACGGCTACATTAGTAACCCGATGACTTTGATCCGCCTTCGTGTTGAATCCCTGAAGGTGAACTTCAGTTTTTTTCAAAATTTCGGGAAACTGTTCTCCCACGTAGAGCCGAGTTCCTAGCAGATTGCGCGAAGGTTCGGGGAGTTGCCCAAGTTAGCAACTTCCCGCCTTTGTTCTCCCGGCTTATATCCGGAGGAATGGCAACCCTCACGGAGTTGCAGACAACGATCACGCTTGAAGAAGCGTACCAGCTCGATGAGATCCTTCTAGTCAAAAACTACAACGCGTGGCTTGCAAATAAATCGGATTAGAAAATGGCAAAAACAACTGACAGTCTGTTAATCGACATTGGTTTAAATGCCGATGGGATCATTGAGTTTTTCGATAGTCTCTCAAAGAAGATCGATTTCTTGATCAAAAAGTCTGCGGATGCCGGAGACAATCTTGATGAACTTCTGGGCAATCCGATTGGCGATCAAACGGCTGCGGCAGTCGAATCAGTCAAAAATAATTCTGACGCTGCTACTGCTTCAATGAGGCAAGCTTCTCAAGCAGGTCAAAAGGCTGGAAAAGACATTGAGAAGGGAGCAAAACAGGGATCTCAGGCCCTGCAAAAACTCGACTCAATGGCCTCAAAGGTCTTCTCAGCGATAAAGGGATATGCCGGTCCCTTGGCGGCCATGTTCGGCGCCAAGATGATGTTCACAAACTTCATTGATGAGGGCGATAAGTTAGACAAGCTCTCAAAAGAAGTCCGGATGAATGTCTCTGAGCTGGATGCTTGGAGAAAAGCGAACGTGGCTGCGGGAGGTTCTGCAGATGCGTTCACTAATGCTCTGAAATCGTTCACCGACCGCACCGGCGCCAGTGCTTCTGTTTTTCTGCGCATGGGAAAACAGCTCAATGGCATGAACGATGCCCAGGCCAACTATGCCTTGAAGTATCTCGGCCTTACCCGGGAAAGTGCTGCGGTATTTCTTCAGAACAACAAGCAAATGAACGAGCTTGTTGGAAAGTACCGGCAAATGGCACTGTCTCCTAAAGACGCGGAAAACGCCAGACGGTTCAAAATCCAATGGGAAATCACAACCATGTCGATGAAGAACCTCGGCAATCAGGTTGCCAAGGTGTTTCTTCCGTACGTCGACAAGGGGATGAAAAAATTTGGTGAGTTCACGGACTTTGTTGCGCAACATAGTGAGTTCATCAAAATAGCACTGGAATTGGTTGCGGGAGCCGCGGCATTAGCGTTAGGTCCGAAGTCGACGTTAATGCTGGGTGGGAAGGCGTTGGGTTTATTAGCCAGTCCTGTTGGGTTGGTTGTTGCCGGCATTGTTGCTTTAGCCCTTGCATTAGATGACCTAATCAGTTTTGCAAAAGGCGGACCAAGCGCGTTTGAAGACCTGCTCAGATCAATGGGCACTTCTGACGATGAAATCAAGGAGCTTCGCAAAAGCTTCCAAGATGCGTGGAAAGCCATCCAAGATCTGATGGACGCCCTAAAGCCTGTCGGAGATCTTTTTCTGCAGGCTTTCGGATCTGTCATCAAGGTAGCTATTGAGACAATCGTTCTGACGATAGGGAAGGTTGCTGAGGTTATCGCGAAGGTCATCAACTCTGTATCCGGATTAAGGGATAAGTTTGTTGGTGCTTTTGAATCTATCAAAAGCAGCATTCAGCCGATCGTTGACTGGATCTCCAGTGCTCTGTCAGACATCACAAATTTTGAAATGCCTTCGTGGGTTAATCCCATGAACTGGTTCGGAAGTGATGACAAGAAGAAGGCTGTGGTGGCACCGGCTGGGGCTACTGTCGGAAATGCCGGAGGAGTTGTCAAAGAAAAAGGCAGAACGACAAACATAAACTCTCCGATTTCCAACCAGACTGTAGTCAATTTCAACGGAAATCCGGACAAGGAACAAGTTATTCAAGGAGTTAATCAAGGTGTCTCTCAGGCCATGCAAGGATCTACAGACATGTTGAATAACGCCGCTTCGGGGGTTGATTTCTGATGGCGTCTATAAATTCAATCATGGGATTGTCGTGGGCAGTCGTTGGAAACAATCTGCTCCCGTTTATTCCCTACGTTTCGATTGCTGCAGTTGACGCAGACCAGAGTTCTCGGATTCCAACTGAACCGATCGA